TTAAATTCATGTCGGTTTTGGCATCTAAAGCGACATTTCCATAACCGTTATCATTTGAAAAAACCCAAAAATATTTATAATTTGCATAACATTCAAAAGCCTCTTCTGTTACATACGCACTATTTCCAGAAACTATAACTCCTGCGTTTCTCCTGGAAGCAGTATTAAACTTTCCACTATATAAATAAGGATCGTAAACAGTTATCATTCCATCATTGTCAGCTACCAGAGTTATATAATGTCCTCCAGTAGTAAACAAACCACTTCCGCAAGAAACTACTATATAATATTTATTGTTTCCAGCCTCGTCTTTTTGTCTTAAGTAATCCATAGCAACGTCAAAGTTGCTAGTAGTATAATATTCACCAAAGTCAAAATAATCAGCAACAAATGGGAAAAAGCTCCAAGCCGTTCCATTTCCTGCCGTTCTAAATCCATTGTCAACAGCTAAATTAGCCAAAGTTGTAGGCAATATAGCACCTTTTGAGCTGCTTACTATTATTGCTGCAGATGTTGGACCGCACGCAGAGCTTCTCATTGTTTGAGAACTATCTCCAATGCTTGAATACATATCTTCAGCCCATCTACTATCTGCTTGAGAGTAATATGTAAGTCCTTGATATGCTCCTAATAAATTTAATCCATTGCCAGTATTTGTGCCATCATAACTTATGTTTTCTTGTTCTATAATAGCATCCTCTTCTACTGCTCCCTCATCTGTAACTTTTTGTTCCTCTTCTTCTGAAGATTCGATAATTTCTGTTGTCGAAACATCTTCTCCCATAAAAGTTGAGTAGATTGTATCGTCAATAATGTCTTGAGTTTCGTTAGTAATAATCGTTGGTTGATAATCTGGGATACTATCATCATAATAATCAATAATAGCATTTTCAGCAATATCAACAACTTTTTTCACTTCATTTTTGTCGATTTGACCAGTTTCTTTATAATTAAGCCAAATTCCAAAAATGACAGCTAGCATCATAATAATTGCTACTAACAATTTTTGTTTTTTGTTCATTGCTCTAATCCTCCTTTTTATTTTTTATAGCAGGTAATTTTAAAATCTTATCCACTAATATCTCTACACCGTGATTACCACCCAATTCTTTATATTGGCTAAATAAATCAACGATACAAGATCTTGCATAATCGGGTAAATATCCTAATTCTTCATATTTTTCAGCTTTACTAACAATTTGGCTTCTTAAAAGAATTATCATGCTTTTTTTCATTGCTAAATTAGATTGATCATTCTCTTTTAATTTCTTCATTATATAGCCTAAAACAGCAGTACAAATAAAAGGAATTGCCCAACGAAGAATTAAATTTGGTATTTCTGAAATTAAATTCATTTATCCTCTCTCCTTTAAAAATTTAAACAAAAAAGACTTAAAATCGACCTCTTACAATCGTTTTTAAGCCTTTTTAATTTTTTTAATAATGTTTGTTAACTGGTTTTTGCTATTTTAGTAGTCTTCTCCAGTAATTAATTTATATTCTTCTGCAGTTATCCATTCTTTTTTTACAGCATCCCTGACTTTCTTTTTTGACCAAAAGCCATCATCATAATGTTTTTTTACTAATTCAAAATATTTACTCATTTTCTTCCTCCTCTTCGGAGATATCAACATCAGTCATCATAGCAATATAATCACTTCTAGCTTTTTCTTTTTCAAGTTCAGCATTAAGCCTTTCTATTGCAACCGCATCTTGCACTGATGGCGTTTTCTTGTTTTTTGGCATAATCATCAACCTCCCATAATTTTTTATAATATTTATTCATTCTTTGAATCAACTTAAAACTATCGCCTTTGCTAGCATGAGCTTTCCAACTCTCAAAACATTGATCAACTTTTTCTTTCTTCATTCTACCTTTTTTCACCAAAGCTACCATTCTTCGTAGTTTTCTTTTCTCACGTCTTACATTATCAGAATTTATTGTTTTTACAACTTTTCCAGTTTTTGTTAATCTATTGTAGAAACCTAAAAATAGAATAGGTTCTTCTATTGAATATATTTTTGTTTTTTTTGGATGAAGTTTCATTTCTATTTCATCTAATTTTTTCTGAATCTCAATCAAGCAATATTCTAGATACTCTTTATCGTGATGAATTAAAATAAAATCATCCATATATCTTAAGTAAAATTTTATATGTAATTGCTCCTTTATATAATGATCCAATTCATTCAAAACCGCAATTCCAATTATTTGCACCATCTGACTTCCAGGATTATATCCAATTTCTCCATCGTACTGATCTTCTAGAACTCGCTCTGCTAATTTGTATATTTCTGGTGGTAATTTCTCCTTAAAAAGTTTTTCGGCAACAGAATGTCTCATATTAGGATAATACCCTTTAATGTCGCATTGAAGAACATATCCATCTAGACCATACTTTCTATAAAATTTGTGTAAAAATAAATCTAATCTACTTCTTGCAAAATCCGTTCCTTTACCTCGCTGGCACGCACAATTATCATATATGAATGATTTTGTTATAGCATCATAAATAGCATTATCATTTAAGCTTCGCTGATATACTCTATCACGGAATACTATACTTACTGCTTCTCTTTTCTTTGGTGAGGTTAAAGTGAATTTATTTGGTGGCTTAGGTATATATGTTTCTTCTTTTAACTCTTTTTCGAGTTTTAAAGTTTCTTCAATTTCATTTAAATAAAAATGTGCTGTTGGAGCTTTCCATAATACGCCATTTTTACACTTTTTCATTGAATTGTAAAGTGCTTCAAACCCAACAACACTTTCCATCAATTCATTCTCTTTTAACATTATTTTCTCCAATGTATATAGTCTTGTATCTTATGGAAGTTACAAGACATCATCAAAGTATTGTTTACCGATTGACTACGGAGGGATTTCGGCTCCTTGTGTCATATTTCGGTGCCCTCACTCTATGAGCAAGGCTTTTTGACCTTTATATTGTTACACAATCAGGGGCAAAGCGATACGCATTGTTAGCGTTGTTGTTGTTGACGTTGCCAGAACTGTTGATGTAGTAGGCGTTGTTAGTGTTACTGCGGTTAGCACTACGCAAACGAACGACCTGTGTTTAGCCTACGTCCCAATATTTTATTTATACTTTTTATAACGTTCTATGTCTGATTCATTCCATTTGGCAATTAATTTTCTAGTATCTAAAATCATTTGTCCCCAATATTTCAGTCTTTTCGTTTTTAGATGAAATATTCCTTGAGCAATTTGAAGTAATGCCATTAGGTTATTACAATTTCTATGAGCTTGCTTTTGAAGATAACATCTTTCTTTAAAAGTATCAATATCAACAACTTTGATATTATTTGCCGACCAGCAATCTATAAATATTTTTTCTGCTGTTTTAATTATTTCATCAGTCAAGGCATTTTGGTACTTTGGAAGAAAAACATTCTCATTGCAGCAAATCATTACTGTATATGTTGCTAGAGCTCTTGCTTTAACAAAAACCTCTAATCTTGATTCTCCTCTTTTTCCTTCTGGAACACTCATTTTAAAACCTTTCTGGGCGGATGCGTGGCTCCGCCCAATTATAGATTAATAGATTAACAAATGACACAAGCAGGGGCAAAGCGATACGCATTGTAAGCGCTGTAGTTGCTGACGTTGCCAGAAACGTGGATGTAGTAGGCGTAGCTAGTGGTACTGCGGGAAGCACTACGCAAACGAACGACCTGTGCTGATGTGTGAGCATTTACAGCGTATGTAATTAAGTTTGCATTTGTACTACCTCTTGAATTTGGATTTTGAGTACCACTTTTTTGTTTCCAATATTCCCAATATGAACCCTCTCCTTGAGCAAATGGAACACAATAACATTGTTCCAATGAAGGTAAAAAGAATTTGTCAAAATTATGTTCAATTGTTCCTATTTCAGTATCAGTTGTTGTATTTAATAATGTTGATACTTTAACAGGAGATATAACAGCCAACAAATCACTTTCAACGCCAGTCAAGAAACCATGCTTATCTCTGTTGCTAGCTAATCTATCAAATGGATTTTGTGGAGACCACCAATCATTTTGATTTGAATTTAAGTATTGTCGTATAACACTTTGATTATATCTGTTATATCCATAAATAATTCTATTTATATTGTTTACTCCACTTGTACTATATTTAATAGAACCTGTAATTTCTCCCAAAAATGTTCCATTAGTTCCAGCCGTCATAACTGCTGTTTCTGAAACTGTATCTGAACCTGGCACAGTATATACTAATACATTTTTTCCTTCCATAAAATAATCGTGTGGATTACTTTCAAAATATAATTGTGTTCCTGCTGGTATAGCTTGCGTTAATGTGAATTGGAATGATGTTCCAGCTGCATCTTTTCCAGGAGAAGTGCCAAACGTGAAATAGTATGTTCCTGCAGCCATCGCTTCAGGAGCAACATAAAAAGCTTCTCTACTATCAAAAACCATATTGAATGGCGAACAATAATGCCATTGAAGTATCATTCCTGGTACTGTTTTCTCTTGCTGGTTTTCATCAAGAACAATTACATCTTCAAAGCTTACTACATCTAGTGGTACTTCATATTCAGTATCGGTTTCTGTATCAGTCCAAGTTGTTATTAATTGATCTCCAATATTAAAATATTTTCTTGCTTTTCCAGCTTTAACAATTGCTTGTATTTCAGCCCAAGTTAGAGTACTTATATCAACCCTGCCTTCAATTAGATCTATTCTTGTATCTAAATCAATTATATCATTGTCAATATTTTCTGCTAGGTTACTCAAGGCACGGTATACTGCTCCTGCAGTTGGTAGCTGAGAATCTGTACTATTTTCATCTATTGTTTCTGTTATAGGAACTTCTTCAACTCCACTGATGTGACCTTCTGCAGTTACACCTACTTTATATAATTTTTTAGTTTTTGCACTTGACACTTTGTTAGGATCCATTGCATGATCATAAGCAATTTTACCATGGTCGCCTCTAAAAGCTGTACTTGATGTTTCACCTATAGCGATTGTTTCGCTTATTACTACATATACACTTCCACTCCATCTATAAACTTTCTCTGTGCTCAAATCAAGATATATTTTTCCAGCCTCACCATCAATCTCTGTTGTGTGTGTGCTTTCTTTATAGAATTTACTATTATAATAATATCCTTCTATAACATCATCAACAAAAGATGGTAATTGTGATGTAGGCACTCTTCCGTTTGCATCTAATTCTGCCACTCCGTTAGCTGCCCCTTTAAGACTTCGATCAAGTTTATTTGCCAAATTGTCTATTATTTCAGAAATATCAATTTCAATTGTTGAATTATCTTTTTGGGTTAAAACAATTTTTTTTGCATTAGAATTAAAGACTCCATCAACAACCATTTCAGAAAGTCCGATATCTAAAGTTTCTGTTGCCAATAAAGTTGCGTTTAAATCTTTTACTTTTAATTCTATTTCATAAGTTGAACTGTTAAGTGATAATTCCAAAGTTCCTACAGCATGTCCATCTAGAGTTACCAATACTACATCAATGCTATCGGCCATATCTTTTAAATCTTTTAACAAGTCAGCCTCTTCCGTAGGATCGCTAGGATATTTTATTCCTTTTTGTGTTTGTCCCATTTTTATTCTCCTCTCAAATTATTATAACTATAATTTTTAAGTGTGGTATAAGTTAATTTGTCTTTTATTTCTTCATAAGTAGCATGTCTTATAGCTTTGATTTTTAACTTAAAAACCGAATTAACAAATATTTTGTTTGGTTCCACTATCTTTTCGACTATTTTTTGACCCATTTAAATACTCCTTTAAGCTGTTCTCTTAAACATATAACAAACAATATATGGTTGCAAATTATTATGAGCTGTTCCGCTTCCTTTTGTAGTTGTATTTGCAGAACCTGTTGATATTGTATGAGTATGTCCGTTAGCAGTACCACCTGAACCGCCACCAGCTTTTCTAGTGTTAAAAACTGTACCTTCTTGATCTGTATATGGTGATATATGTCCACCATTAACTTCATCAGTTTGCCAATCTAAATGCAAAAAGCTGTCAATATCTATAGAATGTCTGTGTGCAGGTATTTGATCTAGTGTTAATTTTGTGCTTCCTGTTGCAGAATTTGCAGCATTATATGCGTGATTATGAGCAGGCATATTGTTTATTGATAAAGCGACTGTTTTTGCTCCACCTGTTTTTCCTGCAGTATTAAAATCTTGATCAGATGTATCTATACCTACAGGAACTCGTCCTGCTCCCCATGATACCCATGTTCCTCCAAATAATTGGGAAGGATTTACATTCGTAGCACTCATATAAATACATCCTATTGGATACATTTTATCAAAAATCTCATTTATAGCACCTACAAGGCTGTTTTTTTCATTAGTTTTTAAATTTGATAAAACGCCTATACTTTCCGCATATTGATTTTGCAAAGCTTCATATAGTCCTTCTATGTCCAAAAATTTTCTTTTGTCCACAAAATCTGTTATACCATTTGCGGTTGTTTTAAAACGTGCTAGCTCGTATTGATATTTTCCTGACACATTATTAACAATATCTGTTTGAGTCAACGTTGGATAATCACTTACTCCTGTTATGATTTTATAGGATGCTTGATTTAATTCGCTAATGGTGTTTGTCTGATCTAAATCAATTTCTATTACTAATTTGCAAAACAATTCTGTTGTCCCTGCAGCTAATGTTGTAGATGTTTTTTCTTCTAAAATTCTACCTTGAATAATTATAGCTCCTGGACCAATCGTAACATTTGAACCGCTAAAAGTTATTGGCATTCCATCTTTATAATTTTCTGGAATACCATTTGCACCATCTAAAAACGTATTGACAAATAAAGCAAACATATGATTTTCAAATAATTGCTTTGAAAAAGTGTGTCCTTTTAACATTTTATTTCTCCCTTTCTTTTAATAATTTATCTATAAATTTAATTCTTATATTGCCACAGATATATTCATAAAACTTCTTAGGGCTTATTTTGATTGCAGAAATATAAGAATTTAGAATAATAGACTCTTTAGTTTTTATAGCAACAGGAGTTCCAACTTTTATAAGCTTATCTAACAACTTAAAAGTTATATTGTGGTTATAAGAATTAGATTTCATTTCATTTAACGCCGTTTGATTTGCATCTTCATAATTTTCTGTATAAACAGTAACAATTCTTCCATCTGCCCTATTAACATCGCTCATATTTGTGGTTGTGGTTCTATCCGTTAACAAAAACAAATTATAAGATCCTGGATTATCTGCACCAGACACCTTATCATAAAGAACTGTAACTTTACTAACTACGTTAGTTTCAAACACTTCAGTATAATCTGAAACAGCTTGGGCAGAAATATCAATCAATTCTTTCGAATATGTCATACACTTAATTGTTAATCTAAGTTTTTGATTAACTATAGAAAAACTATATGTTATATCATAATTTTGAGTACAATTTGTCATCCAAGTATGAAGATTAAAAATACCATTTTCTACATTTGTTACTGATATTTGTTTGCTTGTATGTGTTAAAACAACAACTTCTAGCCATGTTAAATTTATGAAAGTATCTTCATTGTCAACAAATTCATTTTCAATAATATTTTCAATGAAATCTTCCACTCCTGTTGTTTTAATTAAATTTTCATTTTGTAACTTAATTGTTCTGTTAAATAGATTAGTTATATAATTTATTGAATATTGATAAAGTTGTTTTCCATTTTCATTTTGGATTTCATCAATAATTCCCCAATATATACATTCATTATTCTTCTTTATCGCTACAAGGTCTCTTGATTGTGCATTTGTCTTTTTAAGAACATTAACTATTGTTTTAGCATTAGTTTCTTCATCTACATTTATGTCATAATCTGCAATTTCAACAATGTCTTTAATAGAAAAATCATAATAATTAAAGATCCACATAAAAACTTTATTTAAATCAAGTTTTAGAGGATCTTTAATAAATGTTTGAATAGCTTTTTCCGAAGTATATTGTTCGTCAAAAATATCTGTAAATTCAATTTCTGCAACATTAACACCACCAACACTTGGAGCTGTTAATTCCACTTCATAATATCCTGTTTGAGAGTTGTATGTAGCAATATAAGATTGTCCGTTATAGGTTACTGTCATATCCCACATAAAAACACCTCCTAAACAGCCTTATAATAAGAGTAAACTACTACTTTAGCAACTCCTATATCATTGGTGCCGCTCAAAACAATTTTACACAATTTGTTTCTAGGAAGTCTAATGACAAGATCGCTTTCAAAATCTATAATACTTAAATCCATCAAGCTTACAATAGATCCGCCAGAAGTTTGTTTGTTCATATAAAATTCATTTTCTTTTGAGCAATATAATAGTTTTTCATATTCATCTATTGTTGTGTTAAACTCAATTGTCTGATACAACTCTCCTTCCACATACAATTCAATTTTGGGCTTAACTACTTCGCCATCTATTTCAATTACAACAGACGCTTCCGTGTGACCATCATTTACAATTTCTAAATTTCTTGAATCGTTATCTACAAATCTACTGTCCCACGTGAAGTCCCAACGGATTTCATCTTCAGCTTCTTCTGTTGTAAAGAAAATCTTACTTTCTTTGTACCATAAACTTAAACAATTAAATACAATTGTTTCACTTATAATGTTATTAGTCTGAATTTGTGTTTTTGAAAGGCTTTTAATCTCAATATCTTTATAAAATTCAACAGTTCCAATATCTTTATAAGGAACCTTGTATGCAAATTTTAAAGTTTCTGATTTTTCTATAAAATCAACTAACTTTCTATAATTGTCATACTTTAAAAAATTAACCTGACCTCGAATTGGTTCAAGTTGTATTTTCCTTAAATTTGAAATAAATGTGTTACCAAGTTGTTCGTATTCTGCTGAATACTCATATCCTAAGCCAGAAGGATCTGTTAATAAACAATAATTTTCAATGTCCATTAAAGAAAATTCTTGACCACTCTCATTAACAAGTTTAAACTCTCTAACATTCATTTTTTTCTCCTTCTTTAATAAGCGTTTCCAAACCTCTTGTCAACATAATTAAAAGCTCTTTCTAACTCATCTTCTGTCATTTGTTGCGGATAAAAATTAACTGACACAACTGTTGGCTCTGTGTCAATTACCTTATGAGTTATATCTATATCTCTGAGTTCAAGAATGTTTTTCATCTTTTCTGCAATTTTTTCTGTTTCAAATTCTAATTTAGGATAAGAACTTCTTAAACCTTTTGCCATAAGTTCAATCATATCAGGCATTGATTCATCAAAATTTGACAAAGGTCCAACTTTTGGAATTGAAAATCCTAAAATATCTTTAATTTTGCTTGCTACATTCGTAGCAGCATTTAATAATTGAGAAATCTTTGAAGAACTTTGTAATCCAGATGACATCTCATCCAATATATCTTCTCCCCATTCTCTACCATTAACGCCTGTTGTCAATGCAGCATTAACATCATTAGTTTGTCCTTGAACTGCTTTTACAACTGTTGTATCATTTTCTATTGTCTGACCTGTCTCATCCAAAGCCTCTCTTAAATGTGCAAGAGCCTCGTTTTCTGCATCTATTTGTTCTTGAACTATTGAAGCAGCCATTTCTTTGTTTGAGTTTTTTAATATCTCATGTAATCTTTCTAATTTTTTTACATAATTTTCTTGGTTAACAACCTGCTCTTGTAAAGAATCTCCTTGATTACGTTCTGCTTCCTTATAAGAAATATTCATTTTTTCAAGAGCTTCTGATACTTCTTCAGCAGTTCCTGTTGTAGTAGCATTTAATAAACCTTCATAATTTTCTATTGTATAACCATATTCTCCAATAGTTTCAACACTAGTTGATATTTCATCTAATAAACCTTGAATACTATCTTTCGCTTCGTCAATAGATTTTTTGTCTATATTTGTAGATGAACTTAACGCGTTAAAGTCTATTAGTGCTTCATTTAATTTGGTATATGCTTCATCTAAGTTTCCAACGGCTTCTTTTTTCTTTTTTAAAGCCTCTGCATATTCTTCTTTATAAACGTCTAAAGCAATCTCTGCTTTTCTCTTAGTAATTAAATTATCTATTTCTCTACTTATTTCTTGATAATCTTCTATAACTTGATCATTTAATTCAAATTCTATTCCAAAAGCATTACTTAATTGATTTAATATGTAATTTGCTCTTTTTTCGTAACCGTCTTTCACTCTTCCATTTTCATCAACTATTTGTGATAATTCGTTTTTTAAAGCTCCTAAAGTTTCAATTTCACTAGTATTAGCTGCATATTGTTCATCTAAACTGCTCTTTAATTCGTTCCATGAGTCATTTTGTTTTTTTAATGTTTCTGTAACTCCACTAACATTATCTTTTATTTTTTCAGCTTCTTTTTGAGTGACTTGTTGCAATTCTCTTATATGATTGATTTGTTGATTGATATAAATTCCTGTAGCCGCAACAGCTGCTGCAAATGCTGCAACTGTTAAAGTAATGACAGGATTTATAGTACTAATAGCCATGACCAATTTTGGTATTGCACCCGTTACTTTTGAAAGAGTTGTTATTACTGTTCCCAAAGAGCTTATAAGTTTTCCCACTACAATTAATGCTGGAGATAATGCAGTTATAACTAATCCTATTTTTGCAATTCTTTCTTTTGTTCCTTCATCTAAAGACTTAAATTTTTTAATTATTTCTGATACACGATTTATAACTTTTTTAATTACAGGTAGCAAAGATTCTGTAATTTCTCCTAAAAGCTCTTTAAAATCTTTTTTTAAAGTATTAACTTGACCACTTAAAGTGTTTGCACTTTTTTCTTGACCTTTATAATATTTGCCACCTTCTTTAGAGGCTTTTATAAGAGCATTTGAAAGATCTTCAAATGATATGTCCATTTTTTTAAGTTCTTCTGTTGTTTTTCCTGTTGTTTCAGCCAAAATTCCATATATATCAATTCCTGCATAAGCAAATTGTCTAATATCCATTGAAGTTGCTTTACCTGCATTTTGGATTTGTTGTAAATTTGATGCCATACGAGTTAATTCATCGTTTCCACCACCAGTCAACGCAATTGCATCAGCTAACGCAGAAATTGTTTGGGTTGATTTCTCTGCATTAACATCTGCAGTTATCAACATCTGATTTGCTTTAATTAAATTTGTTAAATCAAATGGAGAAGCTTGACTTTGTTTTTTAATATCTTCAACAACTTTTTCTGCCTCTTCGCTATTTCCAAGAAAAGCTTCCATGGATTTTGTTGACTTTTCTATTTCTGCATTATAAGCAATTCCTAATGTAATTAAAGCTCCTGTAGCTGCACTTACTGCTCCTAGTTTTTTTCCTATACCTTCAATTTCATTTCCAATATCTATAACTTTGTTTCCAAATTTTTCTAATTCTATACTTGCTTGAGTCCACTTTGAAGCTTCTATTTTTAAATTTTTTAAGGTTTGTTCTGTAGAAACAATTTCACGTTGTAAAGCACGATATTCTTTTTCTTGTTCTTCAGTCAATTGAATTCCTGATTGTGCAACTTCTTTTTCGTGACTTTTTAATTCTTTTAATTTTGTAGAAACCAAAGCTATTTCATCAGCTAGCAATTTTTGTTTTTGTGTCAAAAGTTCAGTATTTTTTGGATCTAACTTAAGTAAAGAGTTAACTCCTTTCAATTCCTTGCTTAAACTAGATGCCGCAGAATTAACTGTTTTTAATGCTTTTTGTAATCCACTTGTATCGCCGCCGATTTCAACAACAATTCCTTTAACCTTTGAAGTCATTATTAACTCCCTCCTGCCAATCTATCCCAATCAGATTGATTTGCTTTTCTTGTTTTGTTTGTTTTTCCATTATCAGCATAGCAAAGCATTATTTTAGCAACATCTTTGTATTCGAGTTCTTTTAAATCTGAAATCGTTAATCCAATTTTTAGACAATTAGCTATAAAACTATGCTCTTCAAATAATACTTCGCCATTCTGATTTGGTTGTTTTTTTAATTCCTCAACAAGTTCGTTATCTAAGAAATGAACTAACCGCAAATTCGGTTACCTCTCCAATCCAAGAAGAATTTATGTTTAATTGCTTTATTCCTTTAAGCCAATTTTCAAAGCTTTCAACATCTTTATTTGCGGTAAGAATCAGAACATACGTTAATTGTAGCGTTGCTTCCAAAAAATCATCCATGTTTTCCAACACAACTTTATTTATTTCATTTTGGATTTCATCTTCACTACATATTCCTTCCAATTCTTTTTTCTTTTTTTCTTGTAAAATGGACAATTTCTGTATTTTTTCTATATCTTTAAAAATTCCGTGTTCCAAAAGTTTTTTTATACAAAAATTTAGTAAAAGCATTACAATCGATATTCCATTCTTTCCCGTCTATAATTATTGTTTTCATATATTTACCTCACATTAAGCTGATTCTTGATCTTTTTCATATACACTAGAAAACCAATTTTCATAAATCTCTGAAGTATCATCTGTGTTTTCAACAGAACTCATAACAACTCTATCTGTAGAGCGTGGATCCATTGAAATAGATAATTTTTCTGTTCCTGGACTTATTGTTTCTTCTTTAGTATTGTTTTCACGAGAAGGTCTTGTTGCCGTACAATCATAAAAACAAAATCTACGATTGTTTTCATCTCCTTCTGCTTGAAACAAAAGAGCAAATCTTGAATTTACATCGTCTGCAGATTCAAATAAAACTCCATTAGTATCTTCTATTCTTCCTAGTATTTGTTTTAAAAATTCCAAAGGAGTAATTGCTAGTTCCAAGTCTCCTTTATATCCTTGATTAGATTCTGGAGCCTTATAAAAAACTATATTGTCAGCATGAAATTTAACAGCTTCTCCACTTTCTGGATCCATACCAAGCCCAACTGCACCTCTAACAGGAAATGGCGTTCCATAACTTATTACTCCATTGATTTCAGTTAGTTTTGCAACATGAACATTTTTAATTCCAAATAAAATTTTATTCATTTTAAATTCCTCCTAAATTTCAAAAAAATAACTTACTTGCCAAACATTTTCGTTTGGTAAATAAGTTTCTTCTGATTTATTCCACGCAAGATCTGCGAGAATATCATTTTCAATTGTTGCTTGTTCGTTCAAGTCTTTATCCTTAAACACATAATCTAATTGTATTGGTGTTTTTTTACAATAGACGCCACCATCTGCCATAAAGTTGGATGTATTTTGAGTAATTGCTACTAAATATGAAGGATCTTGAGGATCTTTAAATTTACCATAAGCATATTTAATTTTTGCTGTATCGCACCTAGCTTTTAAAGTTTCTAATGTCATTGTGATATTCTCCTTATATTCTTGCCCAATAAGTCTGAACATTTTATTCCATACTTTTCTTCTACAGGCCTTATATGTGGTTTTGCAGCAACCCTACCTGTTCCATTAGCTTTTAAATGCCCAAACTCAAGCAAATGTGTTAATTGATAATTGGTTCTATTGTATATAACTTTTGTGTATTTAAAGGCTTCTTGTCTTGTTTTAGCTCCTATCTTAATAGCCCAGCCTTTATAATATTTTGTATTTCTTGCTATTCCACTTTTTGGACTAGTTTTAACTAGTTCATCTCTTGCTTCTTTTGAAATAGTATTAACAGATTCAACAACAACATCATTAATATCTTCAACATATTCGTTAAAATATTTATCAAGTTCCTGTTTTAACTCTCTAGGATCTATCGTTTTAGACATTTTTAGCTTTCCTTTCACATATCAACACTATCTCATCTAAAGTTTTGCCATTTTGTACTCTGATAATTGTATATTCCGTTCCCATATACTTTAATTCTCTCTCATTATCATAGTTTAAAATATTTAAAACTATTCTTAATGAAGGATGAAAACCTTGAGCATTGGCTTCATAATATTCTTTTGAATATACATCTTCAACTCGTATTATTGGCACAGTAATTTCTTGATAAGATTCATTTTGAACACCTATACTATTAGTTGTTAGAGTAGTTCTTATTAGTTTGCATTCTAAATCATACATCTTCAAACTCCTCTTTCAATTTGTATTTTTGAGATAAAGACAGCTGACTAACCGTTTGAATGTATGTTTTTTGTGCTTGTTCTTTTTCTTTTATATCTACAGAAGCAAAATTGCTTTTAACATACATAACAATTGCTCCTTGTATCAATTCATCAGAAATGTTCTTAACTACATCTATGTCTTGTCTAACCATGTCAGAAACTGCAGCACCAATCCACATTGATATTTCTTCATCTTTTGCGGTTGCTGTAGAAACAATGGATAAGCATTGCTTGACAAGTGTATTCATTTCATTTGTGTTTGAAATAATATTTGAAATTTGTAAATTAACTATTTCTTCGTAAGTCATCTGTCTTTAATCTCCTTTTTACTTTCTAAGCGCTTTCTGATGGAACATATTTTCCATAAGAGAAGTAATTTGGTCTTGGTTTACCATCATAAACACCGTATGCACCATAAGTTACTTTTCTTCCTTTAACTGTTTTTTCTTTGTCTACTCTTACTGAAGTTACTTCGTTTAAAATATAATTCTTACAGTTACCAGCTAAAATATCTCTATTATGAAGATATGGATCTGCTTCAATTGCAAATGCATCAGTTCCTTTAATTCCTTGTAAGAATGGATAGTTTCCGTTTTGATCTTTATAAGAAATCATATCTAATTGTACAGCTGCGGAAATATATACTTTTGCTCCAATTTTAGCATCTTCACTTAATTGTGCATAAGTTTTTAGAGCAGCATCAATAGGATCTACACCTTCGTCTACTTGATTTAAGCCGTTAGTGATTCCAGTTACTTTTTCTGAACCATTGCCGTAAATAACAGCATTAATTAAAGCTTTTCCCATTTTGTTTGTTAATTCCTCAATAATAAATGAAATAAAGCTTTCAACAGCCATTTCTTCGGCTTTCCAAGTAATCACAATGTCTTTTGCTAATTCCCAACCTGTTAATTGCATGTTTTTATATTCTTGTCCTTCGTTTTTAGTATCCGATAATTCGCTAACCCAGTTAGAATCATCTGAACTAAACAAATATGGCAAATCAACATTTCCAGCAACTTGTAATTTCCTTATATCTCTAAAAATTGGAGATACCCTTTCAAGATTTTTCATAAGCTCCATTC